GCTATTTTAGCCTCTACTGAAGGTACTGCGCTCACTGTGATTGGGTGCTTCTTCAGAATGGGCGACAAGTTGGTGACGGCTAAACACGTCGCCAACGCTGTAGCGGGGGGTGTTGCGCGTATCTATCTCACAGGAGTTAGAGAGACGCGGAAACAGAATTTTGTTGTCGATCTCGCCGGAGTGCTGCAAATACCCAATGGGGTTTTTAGCATTGACGAGAATCTGGCACCCTCAGATTATGATGTTTTCATCACTAAATTGAGTGATGCGACCTGGGCTAAGATCAAGGTCGGTCAAATCTCAGCTAAGCGTGACTCCCATTATGCCATGCCTGTGAGCGCTGTGGGCTTCGTTAATGAATTGTTCATGACGAGTGCCGGTAAGACGCTTATGGATTCAGGCATGGAAGAATTGTGGCATACAGCCACCACGCACAATGGGTTCTCTGGTAGTCCTCTTTTTAGCGGTAGTGGAGTTGTCGGCATGCATGTTTCTGCAGCCGGCGACAAGAATATCGCTATAAGGATTGAAGTCATCAAAATGTTGTTGGCTCGTACCAATGAATCAAGCACTTCTGATGAAGAGAAAGTCGAACACGATTTTAAATTTCGTGGACGTTCTCATAAGTTGAAGGAGCTTTTCCATGGTGATCTGTATGGTTTTATAGATAAGGGTGGGCGCGTTGACATTGGTTGGACGCGTGCTGACGTTGATGAACTTTTGGACAAGTATTACAACGGCACCGACAAGGAGGAATACCTTGCCGCCATGTTGCTCGATCCGAACTCAGATTTGTTGAGTAATAAGAGCTACCGTAGACTCTCGCGGTACCTGGATGAGAATGCGGTTGTGGGTAATGATCCCCTGCTGCCGGATTCCCAGACGGATGCTATTGAGATTTTTCCTGGAGTTCTGAAGTTTCCCAACAAAGAACGGGTTCATTGCAACGCGAGCCATAAGCCAAACCCCGAGATTGTTGAGTATATAGATACCCATCTCGAGGAGTTGACTAAAATGGGTTATGATGTGGAGAAGTTTACTTTTCCAGTGATTACGCCTGAGTTAGAGGCGCATTCAGTGGTTAAGCATCTTCAGATGTACCATGAGCGCTGCTTGACGGTCAGCGAGCCTATGCCGGACGAAATGAATCGAGCCGTCCGGCTGACCGCTGAGATGATGAAACAC